ACTCCCCTCGGCTCCATTATTTAACGTTTTCTAGTGTTGCATAACGTTGCAAAACGCTATAAAATCAATGTTTTTGTTTCGTGCTAAAACACAGTATAGTATAAATTTGAGTACAAAAAGAGTACAAAAAATAAGCCTACCAATTAAGGTAGGCTTGTTTTGATTATTCTTCGAAATGGATTGCGCCGTTTTCGTCTACATAGACTGCAGCGCGGTCCAACATCTCACCATTTTCTTTAAAGTAGTAGAATTTATCACCGACTTTACGTACTTCCTTGGAAACCATGTCTCCGTTCTCGTTTGTGCAATAGTACCACTTGTCAAAATACTGAATCCATCCTGTTTGCATTTCTCCAACGTTATTGAAGAAGTACCATTTGCCATTGATGTTTTGCCAACCTACAGCCATGAACCCTCCTGGCTTTAACCAATACCATAAGCCTTCAGCATCTTGGTACCATTTGTTTTCAAGGGCGTAGCCATTGTCATCGAATCGGAAATAACTTCCGTTAATCTGTTCCCATTTTGATTTAGGGTAAGAACCATCATCGTTTCTATACCACCAGCCTTTTTCATCTTCAATCCAACCGCTAGGGCGTTGGACAGTTTCTGAGCTTGCAGCATAATCTGGACGAATAAATGCGACCATATTTGCGTATGATCGTGTACGATAACGAGCAGGGCCACCGTTTTCTAGATAGTCCCAGTTCCCATCTACGTTCTGTTCGATAGTCTTAAGAGTGTAGCCATCACTATCTTCGATTACTACACCAGTATGCCCATAAGGCGAACCTGGAACATCCATTACAAAGATGTCACCAGCTTTTGCAATAACTCCCGGACCCTCTTGAATAACATTAAGTCCTTGAGCTTCAGCAGATTCAGGTAAATTAATAGCATTCCCATTAACTACTTTCCCAGTAGCTTCATACATTACTTTTGCTACTAAATCCCAACATTGCCAACCGTACCACCCATCAAAGTTAACACCAATGTTGTTATCTGCTAAATTTCTTACATAATTGATTGCTTGCGTTAAAGTAAACATAAAAATTCCTCCTTAAATTATGGTAATATTACCGGCCACGCTTCGCTTGTGAGATACGAAATCGAACTCACTCGGATGTCGCCAATGTCACGGTCTGTCGGTACAGGGTCAGTAAATTGGAAACGTAACATATTACTGTCTCCATAGCCTCCCAAATACCAAGTGCCATAGGGTGTTCCCTTGTCGTTGTAAATCCCACCAATAAGGCTAGATTCTGAACGAAATCCAACAGGAATACCACCAAGCCTTAGAATGTAGCAATTTCGTTCTTTGTCGCTCCCTTGAGCCTCGTATCCAACGCCACCTCTACGAATTACACCGAACCAACCCCAACTCAAACCACCGAATTGGTAAGTAACTACATCATTTTTTCGTCTAATTTTTAGATATGAGTTTCCAAGTTTAGATTTAATATTCAACGTTCTCCAACCTGTGTCACCAGTCAATACTTCCCATCCTTGATTTCCACTTCCTTGTCTCTTTATCCATTTGAGAGCTCCGCTTGTAACAGCTGTATCGACATACGTTGTCCCAACAGGAGCTGTCACCTTGCCATTAGGCATTCCCGTCCCGTGGATTTCGTACTGACTCACTTGACCGGGAGTGCCACTTGGTGTTGCTGTGGTAGTTGGGAGTGTGATGCTTCCACCACCATCAGACAGAGTCACAACGTTCCCAGCGATGCTTAATTTTTGTGGAATACCCACGCCATCTCGACCATCTCGACCGTTCTCGCCTTTAGGACCCGTTGCCCCTTGAATACCTTGCGGGCCTCGTTCGCCTGTATCACCTTTTTGACCTTGTTCGCCTCGTTCACCTTTCGGTCCGGGCTGTCCGTCTTGACCTCTTTCGCCTTGAATACCTTGTAAGCCTTGCTGACCGTCTGTCCCTCTTGGTCCCGTCAATCCTTGCGGTCCTATCGGTCCTATCGGTCCACGTTCACCAGCTTCACCCTTGTCTCCTTTCGGTCCGGGCGTTAAGGCAATATTTTGTAGTTCCTGTTTGGTTGCGAAGTTGCTTGTGTCGATTTCGGGCTTGTTCTCTAAAGCTGATATTCGGAGTTTTAAGGGCTCATCGTCATAGATGGTGTCTTTGTCTGTCTTTTTCTCTAAAGCCTCAATTTTGCCCGAAATTTGCGAAATCTCGCCACGCAAACTACTGTCATCATACGTTCCACCTTGCTCTTTAATTTTCGCAAAGAGTTCGTCTAATTCTTGTTTCGTTACAATATTTTCAACATCTACGATGCGACCAGTTGTGCGTTCGACTAACGGTGCTTTTCTAGCTTTGTCAATAGCGCTGAGCCATACATTAAATGCAAACGCGTAAACGTCAGTAGATTGCTCTACTTTTTCAAAATAGATATAACCAATCACGGATTCATCAGCAATGATTGATGTACTATCGAACGGAACAGTAATAATGTTTCCCTCGATTGTGGCTTCTACAGTTCTATAACGTTTGGTTTCCTTAAAGTAAAACAAGCAAAGAACTTTAGAAGCGGTTAGCCCTTCTGCAGTGAATTTGAACACCGCTGTTCCTTTGTCGTGGCTATAAATTTCATGATCTAATTTTTCAATGCATCGATTAGCTGACGTAATACTTAAATTTTTTTCGATTATTTTTTCCATACGCCCTCCTTTTTAAAATAAAAAGAGGACTCGCAACGAGCCCTCTATGTTCCGTATTCTTATCCTTCAATCTTCTTTAATTCGTTAAATCCATTCACTACAGATTCAATCAATACCTTCTTGGATGCATCATCCAAATTGATTCCAGCTTTTTCTAATTCTTTTGTTAAGTTGTCGAATGCTGCTTGGAATTTGTCTTGACTTGCACCATGCACATCTTTGAAGATTTGTTCCACAGCACCAACGACTGTGTTCGCAATAGACTTAGCCAATTCATAGTTCTTAGTATCCGTTTTAGCTTTTAATTCAGCAGCTTTAGTTTCGATAAAGCCCTTCACCCCTGTGAAAGCTAATCCAATCAATACGACTAAAATGCTAATAACTCCATTTACGATAGTTGTTTGTAATTGTTCCATTATTGTTCATCCTCTTTCTTTTCGATTTCAATTTCGATTATTTTTTGGAATTTCTTGTCTTGATTTTTTCGCATTTGGTTGATGTACGGTCTCAACGCTTCTGGAAATGGTAAGCCCAACGCTTCCCAATTCTCCATCAACGACCCCACATAGCTCATGATAAAAAATAGACATGTGGTTATTCCTATCTCTCTATGATTGAGAGCTCTAGCATATAGGGCAACTATCATGACTACTGATATGACAAGAAAATGTCTGAGTAGTCCATTCGTGCTCGTTTTACTATCAAATTTTTTTAATTTAAAAGCCTTGATGTAGCCAGAAACCACATCAAAGCAAATTAACCAAAACAAGATTTGAATATACGGACTGCGCATTAACCCTTGCAAATGCATTGTCAATACGTTAAATTCTACATCTACCATCTACTACAACTCCATGATTTCTACTACTGTTTTGTATTTTTTGATCTCGTCACGCTTATTTGAGTTGTCTTGTTCTAAACGTTGAATATCTTCTGAAAGATTTTGAATTTTTTGTTCGTATTGTGCTTTTTCTTCGTTCATGCGATTAATATCTGCCTGCTTATTAGTCACTTTCGTTTCTAATGCAGTGATTCTATTTTTTATTTGTTCTAGTTCCATAATTGTTACCTCCTAAATCTTAAAGCTAATGTTATCAAATCCTAACCAGGATGCGTCGACATTGTTTTTTATAACAACACGGCCATCGTTTGCAATACTTAATACTGCAGTCCCAAAACTGTCGTTCATCGCAAAAACGTAAAGTTGATTTTTGGGCCTATATCCCTCTGGCAGATTTAGTATCACAGCCTCTTTTGATGTTTTACCACCTCTAGCAACGCCCTTAAAATGTACGATACCATCAACGCTTTTTGAAAATTGAACTGTTTCATATTCTGTATGATGTTGCCATCCGTTTTGCAAACTAGCGGTTTTCCACTCCGTATCAACACCTGTCGTTACTACTCTAATCCAGTCACTCCAACGATTGGTATCACACCTACGCATATAGAGCTGGTCTACATTGTACGGAATATAGAATTGAACGCAATATCCGTTATCTGTGCTGTGAGTAATCACATTCACATAGCCGTAATTGTTAGTACCGGATGGATTGTTTTGGACTCCAAAGGCGTGGTATCCACCTGCTGTTTTTAAATTGTTTAGATTGCCATTGTACTTCAGTGATTTACCATCTTTGGATGTAAAAGCAAATTCCTGAATCGGCTTTCCATTAGACATAATGCCATCTTCAACATTTAAGCTGCTGTGGAATGCAACTGGAAGATGTGACTCGAAGTGTCCATCTAACTCTGGGAATCCTCCAACGGCTGCACGATTGTCACCCCACGCCCACAATACTCTTGATGAACGAACGAGTAACACTGAGTCTACTAAGTCGCTCAATTTGTCCTGTATTACTAATCGAACATTATATGCCTTAGAAAGCTCATAAAATGCACCACAGTCGATTTGACGATTGATTTTCTCCGTACTCTCATTTGTAAGGTTTACGGCATCAATCCATCTGTTTGTCTTCTTAGCTGAGTACTGGATTTTAAGTGTATATGGATTCCTATTCACTCCATCAATTACTAATGGACTAACATTTGCAGCGACCGTTGCCATGATAGTCTTGTTAGTTCCGTTACCTGTTCTGTTAGCCAGAAAGGCAATGATTCGAGGCGCGTAATAATCCCATACTTTAATTGTCTTCGATTTAGTAGCGGTTCTGCCCCTTGAGTCAGTAATTTTGGCAGTAACCTCTAAATTCCCAGCCTTGTTTGCAGGGAAATCACCAGTGGTTGCTCTCACGACTAAATTATCTACAGTTAGCTCAGTAGAAATGATAGTTGACCCGTAAGAACCATTTGCGCCAGTTGTTTCAACACGCATCACTGATTTATCTTTAATAAAGTTTCCTACAGGAATGAATTCTGCCAATTGTGCCGTTCTTTCAGTAATCGTTATGTCTTCAAGTGTAGGAACGATAGAAGCAGGAACCTTAATAGGAATCCCTCGTTTATAGACATCGTTGCCAATTTGCTCATTACCTCTAAACGTTCGTACACGGACATCTAACGCTCCAGTAGCACTATTGGTAATTCGATTAGCGTAATCGATTGGGACTGTGAACTGCAAGCTCGTGTCGTGTCCACTTCCTAAATCAACCAAATCGCTCCCGTTAACACTCCAGCTAACCTGGTGTCTAAACTCATCGACTTTCTTATCGATGATGATTGTGATTGGTTGTCCCAATTCCGTTTCAGTTACGGATTTAATTCCACTAGATCTTGGAATATTTGCTAGGTTAACAGTTCCACTGAACCAGTTAATATTTCCTTGGTCTGCAACATTCGTTAATCGTGCCCAAATAGGTATACTTTTAGTTCCGTCTTCGTTATGAGGAATAGTCATGGTTCCCTGTCCAAAAGTAACCCATTCTCGATTCCTTAAGTCAAAGCTAACGTATTTACTCAATACGCTCTGGCCATTAATCTCAACTTCAGCTAACGACTCGTTATTTAAATCGTAAGCCCACGTGGTGTTTCTTTCTAACCACAATTGCCACGATATGGTAGAGGTGTTAGTTGCGATATCTGTGCCAGTTTCGTTAACTTCAAGGACTAGTCGTACATATCCGCTAGATGTCGTTTTCGATATCTTAACCATTTACAGCACCCCCTACGTAACTTATGACAGTAAATTCATTGTTGTATCTTTCGAAAATATGATTGGCAATCGTGACGCTATTCCAAAATGTTGCGCTCACGATGTTCATCTGTTGACCAGAGACATACGCAACGACACGTCCGCTATCGATAAATTCCATACGTTCATTATTAATTCGTATTTGTAATTTCTCTCCATTCTTGCCAATCAACATGCCGTCTTCAGAAATACTAAAATAAGTTGAAATAGCATTAAGAAGTACCTGGGATTGTTCTATATTTAACTCGACAGCTTTAGTTCTCTGTCCAAGCCCCTTAATCTCTTCCGCAGTCTCTAGGACTCTCTTATAAGACTCTTCCAAGTTACTAAATTTCCCAGTTAAATCTCTGAACGTGTCTTCTGTGACTTGAGATTTGTTGATAATCTCCATAACTTGAGCAAATTGGTTGGCATGCTCCCTGTTTCTCTCTTCAAACTCTTTCTGAAGCCGTTCCAGTTCTTTGTCGTCTTTCTTCAAGACAGGCTCCCATTTACCATTTGTGTAAATCTTAGGGACATCTTTACCAGGTGTGCTTGTATCCGTCCACAAGTCTCCAACGCTTGGATTGGCTGGAGGAGTTGTACCTATTGACTTATTAACGATGAAGTCTTTGATAACGATTGAATTACTCGCAACGACTTGATTACCTTCGATAGCCTCACAGATAAATGTGGCTTCTCTATCAACATCGTTCACAGTAATAGATAATTCATTACTACCGTTTGAGTGTTGTTCATTCCATGCTGCATCGTCTGTTCCATATTTACTTACTCGTTTCCATCGATATGTGAAACGACTGTTCATTTGAATATCCAACTTGCTAACACTAGCAATTAATTTAGTAGCGATATTACTATTCTGGAACACTACACCATCGCTAGACTGAATAGTCATTACAAAAGGAACGGCTGTAAAATCAAAAAGACGTTCTTGCACTAATGTGCTTAAACGTCTAACTTTTTCACTAATCGTATCCTCTTTGGATTCGATATTCGTAATTTTAATTTCGCCACTTTCTTTTGTAGCGATGGATTTCTTGATACTAGAAACACGTCCTTCTACAACCAATGCTGGTTCGAAGTTATTATCTACAATGACCACAGTATCGCCGATATTGATTTCTTCCGGTAATAAGCTAATCGATACGTCATACGTCACTTCAGGATGGTTCCATTGTTTTAGTTTAATAACCGCTTCAGTCATTAACGCCTGAGGAGTTTTTGCCTCACTTTCATAACGTTTAACGATTCCTCCGCCACCAGGAGCGTATCCAGCTCGTTTCCATCTTGCTACCGCATCATAATCGATTAAATAAATTGAATTCTTTGAAGAACGAATATTCCCTTCGTTGTATTCAACTCCTGATAATGTGATTCCATCAGCGCCAGTAGCCACAATTGTAGTCGCTAGGTTTTCAATCGAGATGGTTCGTTTAACGTTTGAAACTTCGCTTCCGACTTCTAAACGTACTTTTTTGTCTTCACCAATCTTTTTGTAGATGTGAATTAGTTTCCGATGTATCTTTCCGTGAACAAATTCGAAGTCATAAGCTATTTCAGCATCGAACCTTCTCACCAACTGTCTAAGTCTCTTAGTAGCAGTGTCAGTTCCTTCCCACTCAAGTTTACGAGTAGTTGTTTCTGGAATCTCGTTAATTCCAATATCCCAGCCTGAGTCAATTGTAAATTCTGCAATGTAATGAGTAATTGGATAGCTCTTGTCCGCTTTGTAAGGTGGCACTTGTTCACCTAAGAGGTCAAGTCCTGCGTCTTCAGCGTAAATCGTTTTAGAGTCTTTGTCCTCTTCGATTCTCATTACTTCGAACGAACGTATCTTGCTACCGTCTTTTACAATCAAATAACATCCTACGTTTATTTTTTCAATCTCAGTATCTCCGATTTTATCAACCGTAAATTGATAAGTTCCAATGCCAGTGTCTAGGTCTTGTTCAAACCAATCATTGTATGCAAAAAGTCCGTCAGTCAAGTCAAAACTCAACTGACAGACAATATCATACTGTCTATTCGTAACCGTAATCATAACCAACACTCCCTGTACGCACATTTAATACTTGGAACAGCTTTGTTCCCATCCGCACTAACCTCTATTTGAGTCGTTCCTGGTAGAATTCCAAAAACTTGACTGGCAGGATTAATGTATTTTCTTTTTCCGTTAATGAGTAGTGTGTTGCTTTCTGATTCGAAACGAACGACATCACCTGTCTTAATAACATCTTCTCCGTTCTCATATCCGTACTGGACAACTTTCCCATTCGGATGAGCTAACGCAATCATTTTGTATGGTGAACTCGCTATAAACGTATAAATTGGATAAGTAGGAGCTGTTCCGTTATTTTCAACAGTCAACTTTCCACCAGTTACTGTTCCGTTCTTCTCTGCAGTTGAATACGCCACTCCTTTTGGAATTAAGAATTGCAGTTGCAACTCAGCGCCTCTCACAGAGCTTGTAGGAATGATTTCACCAGTCAAAACGGCTTCATAGTATCTTGTAGGCTGGTCTTTGAAAATTAATTTTTGATTCGGTACAGAGAAAACACGGTTCAATACATCAATCGTTTGTAACACATCGTGTTTAACAGTGACTCTAACCGTAATAGTTTTTTCTGCGTATTCCCTTTTAATAAATCTTTTTTGTTTTACAACGTTGGTAACAAGAGGTGTCATAGCACGTTCTACTTTGTTAATAATTATTAAACTCGATAAATCTTGTCCATTGTAAATCATGTTAATTCACCCCTTGCTCTCATCATTCGTCTATCATTAAGTTTGTTATATCCATTCACAACATCAGTCAATTTACGTCCATCCAAATAAGTGTCGTTGTCTTTTTCTAAAATCTTTGATAACAATTCAATAACAACATCGATTTTTGAACCCTGTCCAATCGTTTGGACAGTTGCATTTTTCAAAGCAGATTCTCTCACTTCAGATGGAGATGCACCGTAACTTACTGAATAGTCGATTGGAATTTGCGGAATAGAATCCGGAATAACCGCATCTATCATGTTTTTACTAGCTTCTGCTACATTATCCGCTTCGTTGTTAATCCCGATGGCTAAACCTTCGCCAGTAAACTTACCAATCTCTTTAAATACCCTAGAAGGCGAGTGGATTCCAAGTAAACCTTTAGCGAAGTCAATAGCTCCTCCAACTACGTTTTGGATAGTGCTAACAACGCTACTAGCCATCCCAGCAATACCTTCTACTAAACCTTGGATAATATTCATCCCGATATCGTATAGGTTAATGCCAGATAAGAAACTAATAACATCATTCCAAATGCCACTAATCGTTCCAGGAATTTGCCCGAAGAATTCTCCAACTGCAGATACGATACTGCTAAACATTTGAGATGCGATATTGAACATGTTGCTTACGCTATCTGCAACAGCTTGGTAAGCTGAACTTACAAATCCGCTAATAGCACCAACGATAGCACTCCAAATAGAAGACGCTACATCCAAAATACCTTGCATAATGGTTCCGAATGTTTCTGACATTCCAGTGAATATGTTAACGACGTATTGAACCAACGTATCTACAAATGCAGATACAATCGTACATAATGATTCCCATATCGTTTGTGCTGCAGTAGAAATATTGGTCCAAATTTGACTAAGAGTGCTTGCCACTCCTTCGAAATTACCTGTTAACAGTTGTAATAGAACTAACACCGGTCCGATGATGACGTTCTTTATGATTTCCCATGCTGCGCCTGCTGCAGTTGAAATAGCATTCCACACGGTACTAATATAGTTTTTAATCAATTCGAAATTAGCTTTAACTGCATTAATAATCGGCTGAATAATAGGCATTATGATTCCAAGGAACGCATTCCACGCTTGTGTAGTTATATTCGTGATAGAAGTCCATAAATTACTGAAGAACTCTGTTAAGCTATTAACTACTGACATGACAGCGTCTACGACACTTTGCCACGTTTCAGAGGCCCAACTAGAAATACCACTCCACAAACCTGTTAAGAAGCTCATGAAATCTTGCCATAATTGTTTACCTGTTTCGGTTTGTGTGAAGAACCAAACCAAGCCTGCTGTTAATGCCGCAACTGCTGTAACAATCAGCATAATTGGATTCGCATTTAAAACCGCATTAAAGATTCCAAACGCTCCACTTGCTCCCATTGTTGCCGCTGCATTCGCCGCTTCTGCAGCAGTTAACGCACCAGTACGAACAAATTGCGCAAGCATTAATCCATTTGTGATCGCTAATACTGCTTGACGTGCAACTTCAATACCTCTGACTACTCCTACAACTATTTTGTAACCCGTATATGCTGCTGCAATACCGACCACTGTTGATTTAAGTAAATCCATGGCAGTTTGGTTACTAGAGATATATCCAGTCAAATCTTTAACCCAACCAGTTGCATCCCTTATGAAACCACTTAATGTTTCGAATGCTCCACCAACAGTGTTGATGATGTCCTCTACTGTTACAATTTTAAATAGATCATCAACAAAACTTCCGATGATTGCGGATACGTTACTAACGACTCCTCCGATGTTATCGAAAGCCAGTTTCAAATTCTCAACAACTTTACTAAATATTTCCTGGACTTTAGCAAACGCGTCGGATTCAACAACGCCTTTAATGAATTGCTCTCCACTATCTTTCAATTGCAAGAATCTGTCTTTTAATTCGCCCACAAAACCTGTTAAGTTTTGCATAGCTACAACCAGGCTGTCTAAAACAACTGAACCAATCGTAGCTTTAAAATCTTCCCAAGTTTGCTTTAAGTTACCCATGACGTTTTCCCAACCATCAGCTTCACGAGACGCTTGCCCCATTGCCCCTGACACTTTGTTGGCATCTTCGTACATTTGCAAGAGTACTTCTTGTTGTTGTAGACCCGACAATTTCGAATATTCTTTACCGAACAACTCTGTTGCTTTTGCGTTACGAGTAGTCTCAGTCGATAAGATTCCTAAATTGTCCGCAACCTGGAAGTTACCTTTTAAGTAACTCTTCAAGGTCTCAGTCGTTTCTTCTAATGACTTATCATAAAAAGCTGCAGTATCAGCCGCTGCTCTTGTAGCACGAGAGGTAAATTCCATCGCTTGAGTTGTATCCATTCCAGCAACTTTAGCGAATGATGCAATTTGGTTAAAAGCTGGTTTAATCCGTGTTGGGACCGCTCCGACTTCTTTAGCTACTCCGTTTAAAGCTTGTTCTGCAGTGTCGACAATCCCAGAAAATACTTGTTCGAATTGTGCTTGAGTAGCTTTAGCGGATGCTGCTGCTTCGATTGACATCTTTCCGAAATCAATTAATTTTCCAGCAGCAAATACTCCTGCGATGACTGTAGCGGCTTTCTTAAAAAAACTAGACAGCTTATTGCTGGTTTGTTCCCCTTTTCTCGCTACACCGTCCAGTTCTTTCTCAGCATCACTTCCGCGGATTCCGATTGTCCCAAACAGTCTAAATATCTCACCCATCTTCCTTCACCCCCATACTCATAATTTGTTCTGCTAAACGAATAGCATTTTCTTCTTCAGTTTGACTCATCGTTTTCCCATCAACTGAAGATGGTTTAATCTTACTCAATCGTTCTTGTTTGAAAGAGTTGAAATCTTGCTCGATATCTTTCGCTAACCACAACTCCCACAACTTCTCTTCTGCTTCCGCTTCAAATAGATACGCTAAAAAATCCAACGTCTCTTTCATGCTGTAAGTAGCTAAAAGAGCAGTTGGATTTGAGTAGCGTTTGAATAATTTATCTTTTAAAGCGTGTTGCCCGAGCCTAAGATTGAGGAGATAGATGTTAAAAAATCCTTCAACTCTGGTTTCTTGAAGAATTCAACTAATAATTGAGTATAGTCAACAAAGTTTAATTTCTGAATTTCCTGAATTGATGTGTTCGTTAAGTCAGCAAGGAAAGTATTAATGTCTAATTTGGCTTTATTAATATTTGCAAGAATCGTTTGAATTAATCCAGCAATCATTTGCATGCCTCGTTTTTCTAGTGCTTTTTCTTGCTTTTCTTTTTCTGCTTTTGTTGGTTTCTTAGATAAATGGCCTAATAAATGGCTGTCTTTTTCTTGTTGTTTTTCAAACAATTCTACAAGATCATCTTTAATATCTAACTTACCAATGATAGAAAGCATTGAAAACATATCGTCTCCACGTAATTCTCTTAACTCCATAAATTATTCCTCCGATGCGTTAGGGTAGAAGATTTTAACTGGTGCTACACGATTTGCAACGTCTTCAGCGTTAGCGTGAGCTTCGAATTTCATTGTAATTACAGCTTCAGAATTATCTTTAGTGTCGAATTCTAATCCGCTTGTGCAAAGCGCGTTATATAGAACTACAATGATTGGTTTTTTACTTCCAGACATCACACCTACTAATGCGATGTTGTCGATATAATCGCCATCTTCAAGTCTGTCTTTCAATTGAACGATATCCCATCCTGCTGGATTGTCAGTGCCGTTTCCAGTTTCTTTTTTACCATTTAACGCTAAACGGATATTCTCAGCAGTAATCTCTTTAACGTTAACTTCTAGTGTTGCTTCTGCTTTGTCAATGATTTTTTGACCTTTGGCAGGCGTAAATACACCATCTACTTCAATTGTTCGGTAAGTCGTTACAATCGATACTTTGTTACCGTCTGAAGTAGCACCTAATAGTTCACCTTTCCATTTCTTTCCTGTAGCATCCCATTCGATATTCTTATAAATTGCCCCAGCATCGACTAGGTAATTTTTAGGCGTATCGACTGTATATCCTGTTCGTTTTACTTCTGTTTTTGCCATTTCTTATTTCCTCCATTCTGTTTGAACATTTAATCTAACATTACGACGCTTCACGGTATCTGAGCCTGTGTTCACTTTGTTCGAACCAGCGAATCGAAAGTTTACATATAATTCTTCCGTTAATTTCAGCATTCCGTTGAAGTGTCGTTTGATTTGTTCTTCTAACTCCAACACCCTTTTATACGAGGTGTTAAAATCAAAAATATCAATTTCAATCGTAATCTCATCTCGCTCACGAGTCATATTCTCACGATCATAATCGTAAGTAAGATATGGATACACCACCTTGTCTTTTCGATTCTTTTCGTGAAAGCATTCTTTAGTGATTGTGGATAGTTCCGATTGTAATAATTTTGCAAAGTCTAACATTGCTAACCACCAAAACTTTCTAAAAATGTTTGAGCGATAATGTCCTGTGCACGTTTCTTGTTTTTCTTAAACGCAGGACGGATAAAAGGCTGTGGCTCGTTACCATACGTGAATACTACTTTCCCGTCTGGACTTCGATATAGCCATCCACCTTTTCGACCTAATCCATTCTCAGCAAATTCCCCTGTTCCGAACTCAACGAATACGGAATACTCAACGTTCGTTCCTACGAACACTCGTACATCGCCACCATACTCTTTCACGATTGCCTGGATACTATCTCTTAGTTCTCCAGTATCGACTGCTGCTAAAGCCTGGCACTGGGAACTAATCAAGTTTCCAACTCTCGTTAATGCTTTAAACGAGACTTCACGCAATTCTTTTTTAGTACGTTTTGTATAATCCTCGAATCTAAAACTACCCATTTAGCACACCTTCATAAGTTACGTAAATTTCGTTATGATGATGAACTCCTACAGGGTCATCACAGTATGTTATCGTGTACCAACGCTTAGATGAATCAACCACACGCATTGTGTCCTTGATACCTTCAGTAAACGTCGGAATAATTAAGACGTGAGTAGAACGCTCCGTGATTGCGTTTTGCGTCGTATTTGAAGCGTTAGAGCCAGTCAGCATATCAATCCAACCTGTCACGGTCATTACTGTATGCCACTCATCCTGTGAGCCACCAATGCCGTCATCGATATAACTCTTTTCTTGTATTTCGAATTGAAACATTAAGCCCACCTCAATCGTCTATATTTGTCCAAGAAACTGTAAAGAGAAGACGGTAATCCATCGATATTGTCAGTTGCATTCACGTCATAGTAAGTGGTACTCATTCGTGAAACTGTTTCTGACTTAATACCGAGTTTATCGCCCATCTTTACACGATAGCGCAAGATGTTTTTCAATCCGAACGCGATATCTGATGGGTACTCCACTTTAGTTACAATCGCTTTATGATTGGAGTCCTCAATGAAATTAGAACCTTCGACATAAATCTTATTGCCTGAAATGGATTCAATGACATATAGTCCGTCATTGTAGATTGAGTCATTGACTTCGATGGTATCACCTACACGAACACCTTTAAGAGGATATCTCATCTCAATAACATTCTCATGAAAGGATAGTGATTGATTACGAATACTTCTGTTTTGGAAATTATTATTCGTTAAATTACGAATCGTTGTCTCATAAGCATCTAAATCTGCTTTTGAAATTGATTTGTCGATTTCCATCGCTTCCGATAATTGAATAATCATACTCTCGCTCCTTAAATAAAAAGGAAAGAGGAGTCGTTACTCCTCTTTACCCTTCTTAGTGCCTTTTGTTTCTTCTTTCACTTCTTCAAATCCATCATCAAGCAATTTTTCAATGATCGTTTCGTTGTCCGTTTCACGGATAACGTTTAACTTTTTGAATTTTCGCATTTAATAACCTCCTATTATGATGGTTTTACGTTTACGAACACTTTCGCAAGTTTTGCTTTTGGAATCCATAAATCGTGGAATTTACGGTAGTCTGTCTTCCAAGCGTCTGCAGTTTGGTTAACTGCTGGGTCAAAGACACGTACTTTGTCAGTTTTAGAAACAGCCACTGGAGCGTCTTTAGCACTGATAATCCAGTTGATGTCCTTGCTTGAAGAATCTTTTTCGAATCCGCCTTTTTCTTGGCCTGATGTTTTACCATCGTTGAATTTGAACGCTGTTTGTAATAAACGTTGTTGCGCACGAACAATAGCATTGTCATTGAATGATTCAACACGAACATTCATGTTACCTTTTGCTAATTGAGTTGTAGACATGTGATTTTTAGCGTCTTTAGCACTTGCTAATAATGATGCTGTAGTTGGAGACATTGTAATGACTACGTCAGTAACTCCAGTAGCTTCTTCAATAGCAGTTAAGTCTTTTAATAGTTCGCTAACGATGTTTTCAGCAGTAAGTGCAATTTCTCGAGATTGAGAGCCGGCAATTGCAAGTGACGCAATTTTAGAGTAGCGGTAAGCATCAATTTCTGGAATTACTTGTTGTTTTTGGAATTCGCTCATAACTGTTGAAGCAGTTGCTACGAAGTTCGTTTGGTCAACATCCATTGAATCAAGTGTGAATGAACGTCCACGGTCTTGAGTTAATTTGTATGGATTCCATTTCAAATCAACAGAACCAGTTGTGAATCCATTGCTGCGATCATAGTTTGCTAATCCGTCTGTTAATAGTGTAGCGATTTTAACTTCGTCTCCACCGTTGTATTTAATGAATTTATCGTTTGCTTCCATCCAACCTGTTGTAGATTCTTGAGTCACTTGTTGGTCAAGTAAAGGTTGGAAAATTTTTGAATATTCTAATGTGTTTGCCATATATTTTTACCTCTTTCTTTTGCTTATTGTTTTGTTTCTTCTAACCCGAAGGCCTTTGCAGCTTCAGCAAAAGCTTTGTCAAATTCAGATGCTGCTTCTTTGCTATCATCCAATTTAGTATCTTCAACTTTGTAACCATTTGAAGAAGTTTGCGCTTCTTCTTTGAAGAATACTGGCTTAGATGCACGTAAATCGTTAATCTTGTTATCTAAATCTTTGACGTTGCCTTGTTCGTCTGCTTCTAACGTTCCTAGTAAATACAATCCATATTCCACGTCTGAAATGCCGGCTTTTTCTAGAGCTGAACGAGCTTGATAGTTCATAGCGTTCGTTTTCTCTTGCGCTTCTAACTCTGCAATACGGGCTTTATATTTATCTAGTTGCGTTTGTAGTTCTTCGTTCCCTTGGCTGTCTTGATTTTCTTGACCGCCTTTGCTGTTATTTTTTAGTTCGTCAATCGTCGCATTCGCTGCTCTCAATTGCTCACTTTTTTCGTTAAAAACAGTTTTAGGAACTGCTTGTTTAGGAAATTCACTCTTAATTTCTTGCTCTGCAGTAGCTAAATCAATTGTGCCATCTTCCTTTTGATACTTCTTTAGAATGTCAATAATCCATTCCATTTTTTATCCCTCCAATTTTATGCTGATTCCAACAGCGGATATATTTTTTTGTGCTTATACTCCACAGGAGTGTAGGTAGTTTATTGACTTGCCCAGGTCAGTTTTGTTGCAACAAAAAAGGACACAACCTTTTTGGTTGTATCCTTGAAAATTGATTTATTTTAATACGAGTTAAGCATGCGATATAACGGGTCGTTTTCTCTCTGTTTTCGCAACTTCTCGCGCCATTCTTGTTCTTCTAACGCTAATGCTTTCATATCTTCTGGAGTGTCATCACGTAATTCTCTACCGTAACCACGTTTTTTCCACTTTTGCAGCGGTTCAAATTTCGCGTACATTTTCATTTCTTCTTCTGTCGGTATAATCATTACCAATAACCTCCTTCCAACAATCCTGTTATAATATCTGCCAATGCGTGTGACTTTAAAATAGATAAAGTGTACGCTTCAGAAACAATCTCATTAGTTTGCCCGAGCAAATCAATATTATCTTCTAAATGCTCATTAGCGTAACCACTGATATCTCTAGCAATATTATAATGGTTCTTACTAATCATATCAAGTAGTTTCGCATTAAATTTACGCTTTGCTTCAGCATAACTTACGCCATTTTGCTCGGCATATTTGTTTACGTATTGATATTGTTGATAATGCCCAAATTCATGAATAATGGGACTCATAGAATCGTCATCTACCGCAAAGAACTTCCAAGGTTTACCCTCTTTTTTCCAAAATTCATTCGCCGTTTTAAGACGTTTCACTATCGCTTTATGGCCTGGAGTAGTTGCATCCAGATAAATCGTGTTAGATTTTGGTGAATACGAACCAAATGCACTTGGTCTTCCTATGTCCTTCTTAGCGTCCATCAGAACAATACGCGGCTTCTCAGCACCGATTGGTAAATCTAGCAGTTCTAGTGCTTTATCCACCTGCTTCTCGTAATAGTTGATGCTCTTCTTAGTCCCTTTCAAGCTATCCGACACATACATATCATGATTTGAAGTTATCACCTTACGACCAGTAAAACTAATCTGTTCGTCCTTGATAGCTCGCTTGCTACCTAGTTGATGTGCCTTCATGTTCTTTGCTTTCATGTAGTCATCATCGTCGGACATCAAAAAGCGACGTTCATCAATGTCTTTTTTCCACTGATCATACGTCCTAAAGGATATCTTCTCTCCAGTCTCGTTATCTCTTCGATAATCTGGATTGATTCCATCTACGATTGTGATGGTAGTGCAGCGACAGTTGATATCCATTCCTGCTACACCAAAACATCTTGGGCCAATTGCTTTAAATCCATCAGACACAAAGAATTCATCAATCTTCACTCTTTGGCCATCTAAATGACCGTGAGATTTACGAGTTTTCCTATCCAATGCAGCAAGCCATTGCTTTTGTAAGTCACAGCCTACTTTTTCCATTTCCTCATACGAACTCTGTCTTGCCTGTGTTCGCATTCGTCCGCCTTCAGTGCGTGCGATTCGTAATGCTTGCCTGTAATTCGCTTCAGAGTTGCTTGAGATTACACTAGCTATTTCAGCGTATCCATGGCCTTGCAATATACCAGAGGTGATTGCACCCTGAGAGCGATTCGCTAATCTATTTCGTGCTTTATACAGCCGCTCAGACAATGTTTTACTAGCAACCGGCCTTCTTACTGCTGACCTAATGACATCATCTGGAAGAAACGCGATAGGCAAATCTGCTTGCTGCGATTCTTCCACAGTATAATAACCACCGTAATAACCCGTTTCAAACTGTTCTTGTTTGAAGTCCTCAATCACGGTTTTAGTTTGAGGATATACCTCTTGGAGTTTCTCAACGATCTCGTCTGTCAATTGTTTTAACCTACCAGTTTGTTGTTGCTTCCAATAAGGTAAATCCTCATACTCATCGAGATATGCTTTCAATTTACTCTTGACGTCTTTCAACG